TGCTAATATACCAAGGCTAGTTGTTCCAAAAAAATACGGTGATACTCTTGCTGTATTAATATTAGGGTTAGCTGTCCAAGACGCTCCGTTATATTCAACTACATTAGCTACTCCTGGAGGTGGGTCACCATATCCACCACACGCGACTGCAGCCGTTTGAGTTCCGCCTCCACCTGCAGATCCATAAGCTGGGCCTATATCTGGTAAAGATCCTCCCGCAGTCCAATTAGTTCCGTCATATTCATATGTTTGTTCTTCTACTCCATAACCTGCATTACTACCCCAAATTAATCCTGCAGTTAAACTTCCACAAGCTCCACCCATAAAAGTATTAGCTGGTAAATTATTTACGTTTGTCCACGAAGAACCATTATATTCATCTGTTCTATTTTTTGTATCTGATGGATATTGTAATCCACCTACATACCATGCAGCATCTTGTGTTCCAGCAGATCCACCACCTCTAGAAATTTGAGGCAGATTTCCACCACTTGAAAATGCTCCGGCTGTAACAACATTAACGCTACTATTAAATTCTTGTGATTTACTACCTACAGTTGGTACAGGTGAACCTTGTGCAATCCAAGTTGCACTTGCAGAAGTTGATCCATGAGCAGATGATTCTTGTGCTGTGCCTAAAGCTGGACCTACTGTAAAAGTTGTACCATCATACTTACAAGAATTTGTTGGTGGTCCCCCTGCAAATATTGCATTTGTTTGTGTCCCTGATCCCATTGCATAACCTGATATAGGAACAACGCCATTTCCATTTGGACCTGCAGTCCAACCAGTTCCATTGTATTCTAAAGAAATTGCATTTTGAGCATCTCCGCCAGTTCCTGGTATAGGACTGTTTGTATAACCAAAAGAATTTATTGCAGCAGTTTGTGTTCCTGCTTGACCTTGTGAACTTTGTCTTTGAGGAGTAACTGCACCATTTGTCCAATTAGTTCCGTCATATTCTTCATTAAAATCTGTTCTATTTGTTGAAGGATAGTTTCCTGCTGTTGCTAAAAGTGCATTTTCTACTCCACATCCGCTTCTATAGTTTACAGCATATGTCATAGGGTTTACTGTTGTCCACGCTGTTCCATTGTATTCTTCAGTAACTCCTGTGTAGCCAGGTGAGCTACCTCCACCTTGACCAAAATAAACAGCTGAAGTTTGTATTCCAACTAATTTAGTATTACCTCTGGCAGTATTTAAAGTTCCACCAGATGCCCAACCTGATCCATTATATTCTTCTGTTCCATTAAAGGCTGCACCATTTGGAGGAGCATTAAATCCTCCACATATTAAACCTGCAAGTTGTGTACCACAACCACCAGGTCTTTGTTTAGAATTTAATGTATTTGCAGCACTAGACCATGCTTCTGAAGGAAGAATTGTTTTAAAATTGTTTGTAGAATCATTATACCAAATTTGTCCTTCAGCATTAGAATCAGATAAGTTTGAACTTACTGATCGAATTGCTTTACCATGAATTTCTTTATATGTTGTCATAATTAACTCGTACTAAATGTTTCTACATTAGCTGTTGTTGTTGCTTCTGTAAAGTGTTCAACAGTTGCACCTCCATCTGCTCCTGCACCTACCCAACCGTTTGATACTCCTGATGCATTATTATTAGAGGATGCAAATTGTTTTCTACCTGTTGCTAATGATGGACTTGTTGACCAAGCTGTTCCATTAAACCTTTCAACAGGTGCAATTTGATTATAACCACCTATAGATAAACATTCTGCTGATGAACCCATACCTCTGTTTTGTTGAACTGATGTGATTAAAGCTGGTCCAGCTGCCCATGCTGTACCGTTATATGATTCAAAATTTGTAGTAGTTTCAGGAGAACCAAATCCTGATCCAGCTTTAAAAGCTGTGTTTTCTGTAGGTCCACCAGATGCACCATTTTGAAAATTAGTATTCATTGCACCTTCTTCTGACCAAGAAGATCCATTCCAAAGATAAGAATCTTGGTTCATTGATGAACTAGGTACATCACTACCATAAATTAAACAGGCTGTTGATGTTCCCGCTGCACCAGCACCTTTTGTGGCTATGGGCGTTG